AGGAGTGACGTCCATAGGCGTTATCAAAGCTACTTGAGAAGTAGAGCTTCCTGTGTATGTGCCTGTGGTTAGTATTGCTGATTTAAAATTTGCCATATATTATACCTCACTTCGCTGGCTCGTGCCATACGTTGTATATATTATAAAATTAATCGTTGATAGTATTTAAAGGTTTCTACGCTTTAACTATCCATATACCAGTATCTACTAAAAGGAACGTTTTATTAGCTCCTTTATAGGTACCTATTGTAACTGTAGCAGATGCAGTGTTACTAGAACCTTCATAAATTACATTCGAAGTACCTTGCGCTACTGAAACGGTTAAAGTATTGGCTGGATTATTTTGTACATCGTTAACAACGGTTGTCTCAAACCCGACCATAGCTGCTGTACCTTCTGGTAAATAAACTGGTATACTTCCAACACCCGGTCCTACTTCTGGTTTAATTAGACAAAAGTTACCTAATGTTGTAACTTGAGCAGGACTAGCGTATATTCCTCCAGTATTATCATACATATAGAGAGCTTCTGTGTACTTTTTAAGAACCCCACCATTAACTTTTAAAATTTGGGTATCAAACTCTCCATAAATTAAAGGAGTTCCTTCTGCGTTATTAATGTAAAGTTTGTTTGATATTGCTCCAGCTGTGCTTGGTCCTGCGTGTGTACCTATGTAGACATTACTTGCACTTGCTCCCGTAGCTTTTCTACCTGCGTTGTATCCTATAGCCACATCTTGATAATTTTGTGTTCCGCTGTATAAAGCTTGGTGTCCTATAGCTACACTACCACCTGAACCAACTTCTTGTAGCCTACCAGCTTCAAATCCTATTAATACAGCACCATCTTGAGTAGTTACGGCCTTTCCAGCACTCTCTCCTATAAATACACTCTTGTCTGCTGTAGTAGCTGCATAACCAGCCGTATGCCCAATCCATACATTTGCTAATGCAGAAGTCATAGAATATCCTGCTTGCCTACCTACAACTACATTGGAATAACCAGATGAAGATGAACCATATCCAGCTTCTTGTCCTATAAATACACTCTGGTACTGACTGTTGGCGGATTGACCAGCATTAGAACCTATAAAAGTATTTCTTCCAGTAGCGTGTGCGTTGTTATATCCTGCTAAATATCCTACAAAAGTATTATAAATACCATCGCTTGAGTTTTCTCCACTTCTTTCACCTACCATTGTATTGTAACTTTGGGTTGTTAGTGCCTGCCCAGCTCTATGTCCTACCATTGTATTACGTTGTGCTGTAGTTAAACTATCTCCAGCTGAAGCTCCTAGTAAAGTATTAAAAGTACCAGTGGTTAAAAGTGTACCTGCGCTATAACCTAAAGCAGTGTTATAACCTTCGGTGGAGTTTGGTGCTAGTGTAGCTAGTGCTTCATAACCTATAGCTACGTTATAGTAACCACCGACATTAAGTTCCATAGCTTCATGCCCCATAGCCACATTATAACTACCAGTAGTATTTACTTCAAGAGCTTGGAAACCTATAGCTACGTTCTTTTCTCCCGAAGTGTTAGCTTCTAAAGCTGAACTACCTATAGCAACTTGATTAGCATCTGTAGTATTGCTAAGTGCACCTCTACCTATAGCTACGTTATTTGCACCATGAGCAGAAGATAATGCAGATAAACCTATACCTACATTACTATGAGCCGCAGAAGTAGCACCAGACCCAGCTGCCTTACCTATATAAGTATTGTAATATCCTGTTGTAAGGGTTGCACCTGCTTGTACACCCACGACTGTATTATCGTAACCACCTTTTAAATTTAATAAAGCCTCTTTACCTATTCCTACATTCTGATACCCAGTTGATATCTCTTTCATAGCTTCTGTACCAATAGCAATATTATCAATTGTAGAAGCCGCAGCGTCTGTGTCACTATAATGAGCATATAAACCAATAGCTATATTCTTTGAAGCAGCTCCTTGTATATTTTGACCAGCCCCAAAACCAAAGAAGCTATTGTAGCTACCTAATGCTGCTGTATTATATCCCGCAAAAGCTCCCACCATTGTATTATAACTACTTCCAAGATTTTGTCCTGCTTGACTTCCTACTACTGTATTATTAGTTTGAGCAATAGCACTAAAGCCCGTTGCTCTTCCTATAAACGTATTAGCGTCACCAGTTGTAATATTAGCTCCAGCTCCTTGACCTATTAGTGTGTTTTCATCACCTTCAGTTATATCATCTCCAGCTTGATATCCTAGAGTAGTGTTGTAGTTTGCTGCGTTCAATGTTCCCGGTGTTGCACCAATATACATAGATTCAGTTGCACCAGAAGTAAACAATACTCCATTAGATAATGTATCTGTTGATGATGCTACTGGTATATATCCAGAAGATACAGTACCACCTATTGTACCTCCTCCTCCTGCGGTTAAATCATGCGCAGTGCCTGCATCATCTGTAAAATATAATTTATTTGGTGTAGAGCCTGAAACCCAGACTGTACCCCATGCCGTCGTTGCTGTGGGTGACGAACCCTTTTCTTGTAGTTGTATTGTGTCTACTACACTGATACCGTTGTTAGTTGGTAGTGTGCTACCACCGAACGCTGCTTTACCTGTAACTCTACTTGTACCCACAACGTGTAATTTTTCACCGGGTGTAGTTGTGCCTATACCTACATTACCACCACCAGCAATAGCTACTCTATTAGTTCCAGCTTCTTGGATAGATAATTTTCCTCCACCGTGTCCTGAACCGTTAGCTGTAGATTGTAATTTCCAATGAGTACCACCAGTAGAGGTAGCATCAATTTTTATAGAAGCACCTGCACTATGTGAACTTTCAAATTCAGCAACTTCGTGGTCATCGTGAACTACGTGTAATGGCATAGAAGGTGTAGTTGTGCCTATACCTACATTACCAGTAGAATCAATGCGCATTCTTTCTGTAACTGTATTAGCACCAGCTGCCGCTGTCGAAAACATTAATCTTCCGGGTGTTGTGTCTGTTGTTACTGTTCCCTCTATTGCAGCACTAATAGTAGCTGCTCTATTATCATAATCTGTTTCAAAGGGCCTAAATGTAATATTACCTATTAAATCTCCTGAAGATAAATCCCCACCAGTAGCTCTTTTCCTATCTATATATAAACTTGGGCCATAAATTGCACTATCAGTGTTTTCACGTCTAATAACAACTCCATCACCAGTAATAACGTCTAATACTTGAGTAGGTGAACCTGTACCTATACCTATATTACCATTAGACCCTAGCATTCTCATTCTTTCAGTAGATGGCTGTTTAGCAGTACCACCCGTTTTAAACACCATATCATTACCAGAAGCATTGTTTGAATAATGTCCAGACATTAGTATTAAATCATCTTGAGACTGAATAAACAACTGAGCGTCTCCTCCACCACTGTTAGGGTCAGGATTGCCTGACCTTGTAATCATAGGCGGATGAACAGTTCCCCCTGAAGAGTAAGATAAATCACTACCAAATGATAAGTAAAAGTTAGTATTATCGGGTGTGTTTATTTGATTTAGTCCAGCAGTCTTTGTACTTCCTGTAAACAAATTCATACCAAAACTATTACCATCATACCCTAGTTCCATCATACCTACATCAGAACCACCAGACTTTGCTACAAATTGTATATTACCATCTTCACCACTAGCAGTATCATCATAAGCTATACCTTCTATGTGAGCAAAATCCATAGAAGTTGCAGCATCGTTTCTACTTGCGAATCTAACTTTCCCAGCTGTAGCAGATGTAGAACCAGTGGTCGATTTATATAATAAAACTTCACTAGCACCGGGTTGTAAATTAAAACCATCACCAGCAAACAAACCTTTAGCGTGACAAGGAACTGCGTTACCTCCACTATCAGTTAAATTTAATCCGTTGGTGCTTGTGTTTCTTTGTAATCTTAAATATTGGTCTATTAGTATTTTACCTCTTACATCTAATTTTTCACCGGGTGAAGTTGTACCTATACCTACATTACCATCTCCTCTAACATAGAAAAGTGAAGTGTCTTCAGCTTCATTTTCTACAGCTAAAGCAGCATCACTTGAATTAGTACCTGCACAAACCTGTAATCCCCATGATTGTCCTGCTGTAGCGTGTGTATTTTTTAATTCAGTTACAAAGTCATTAGCAATAGCTTTATGAACTGTTAAAGCGTTAGCAGGTGCAGTTGTGCCTATACCTATGTTACCTGTTTCATCTATGCGCATTCGTTCAGCTTGTGTACCAGCACTCGCTGTGTAAAACGCTAATTGACCGTCATCCTTATTAGTAGTATCTGGGCCAGTCATAATCATCATAGTACCAATAACTGTTCCGTCCCACTTACCTCTCATTGCCATAGCGTGTGAGTTTTCACCTGACCTATTTGCATCACCTAGTAAAGTAATAGCGGTATCACCAGTATTTGTCATAGTAAGTGTAGAGTTATCCCACGCAAAAGTATTTGCACCTTCTATAGTACCGTCACCAGTCCATACACCTATTTGGTTGTTTGCAGGAGTTCCTACTTTAGTAACATTACCATATCCTCCTGCTGCTAAAGCCGCAGTTACAAATTCTGTTGTAGCTATTCTTGTTGAATTATCTCCTGAACTCTGCGTATTTGTTACAGAATTATTTCCTAATGTAGCTACCCCTGTTGTTGTGAGTGTACCAGTAATCATTGCATTATTAACTACATCTATTCCCGTAGGCATAATTTTAAATCGTGTTGTGTGTGAACCGGGCGCACCTGTAGCAAATATCAAAGTATCATCAGAGTTACCTTTTACTATAGTATGATGATGAGTATCTCTTTGGAATACCATCTGGTAAGCACCAGCATTAATATGTAATTTACCTAGGGGTGTTGCTGTACCTAGACCTGTGGCACTTCCAGATGTAATGTGCATAGCTGAAGTACCTGCACCATAAGCGAATACTTCGAAAGGTACTGCATCGGTAGCTCCACTTAATAAAGTAGTTCCACGTACATCTAATGTTTGAGCAGGTGCAGCTGTGCCTATACCCACTCTTGATACAGAACCATCTATTCTCATTATCTCAGTAGATGTGCTACTCTTTTTTGCTTTAAATATAATATCTTTATCACTCTGAGTGTTCTCTATAATAAAGTCCTGTGAACTATTAGTTAATCTACCAAACTCAGAACCAGCTCCAAATAATACTATGTCTTGACCACCTGCATCTAATCTTATATCATCATCAGCATCTATAGTGTAATCTCCAGTGGTAGATACATCGAACTCTACTTTACCAGTACTAGTTCCATATAATCTCATTGGACTAGCATTACCTGATACTGTTAATAAATTAGTTGGTGATTCTGTACCTATACCTATATTACCTGTCCTAGCAACAAAATGTTGATTTGAACCACCATCAGTAGACAAACCAAACCAACCAGAATCAGCTTGAGTTAATTGTATGTCATTAGAAGCATCTGGGTTATCAAACATAAGTTTAGGACTGTTCCCACCTGTTTCACCCAACAGTGTAGTTTTGTAAGCTGAACCATCTAAATTCATCATTTCTGCACCATCATCAGGCATCAACTTTAATTGAGAACCAACCGATAATATTCTAGTGTATTTGTGTCCGGTGTTATAATTGTCACCTATTCTTATTTCACCTATGCCATCGGTTGAGAAAAAGTTAGCTAATAAGTTTTCTTCACCTTGAACATGTAATCGAGCACCATTTACTGTAGCTGTGCTACCAATTAATAAATCATTATCTACAATAATATCATTAGCAAATTGAAACTCTCCAGATGAGGCAAGTACTCTTTGTGTAGTACCTTGGTCTATTCTCATCTTACCATTGGATTGGTTATATATAGACCAATAATCACTAGAAGCATTAACTACTTTTAGTTTACCAGAAGCAGCTATAGATAAATCAGACCCATCAAATGTCAAATTAGCTTCTACATCTGCTGTTGAAGCATTACCATAAGTTACTAAACCATTTGCAGTAGAACCATTAAAGGATATTCCTCCACCTCCACCTGCACTTACAGCAGCATCGACATATGCTGTTGTAGCTACTTTTGTAGAGTTATTAGAAGCACTTTGTGTAGTCGCTGTGGTAGCTGAGTCAATAGTTCCAGATAGTTCTCCAGCAAATGTAGTTGCTGTAAATATACCTGTGCTATCTAATTTTGCTATTTCAGCGGGTGTACCACTGGACTCATCAGGTTGATAAGTATAAACTAAAAATTGTTTTTGTGTTGTTGTTGCAGCAGCGGTTGAAAGACCTGAAGCTAAAAATCTAAACCCTGCTGTAGTATTTGCGCTATTGACCGCATTTCTTGGACCTAATTTTCTAAAGTGAATGGTAGGCATATCTGCATAAACAACAGCACCTCCTCCACCGGGGTCTACATCCTGAGCTTCATTATGTAATTGTAATATAGGGAAAAATTGAGGCGTGCTTGCATTAGAACCAGAATCTATCATTGCTACTTTACCAGCACCTTGTGTAGCAGTCATCTTCCACATTGGTGTGGCATAACCACCATCTTTTATAGTAAGGTTGCCTATTATATCAGTAGCAGCTTCTATTGTTGTAGCACCAGATAAAGTAGTTGTACTTGCTACACCTAATGTTCCTTTTAGAGATGAATTACCACTGACTGTCAAAGCCCCACTAACTCCTAGTGTGCTTTGGAAATCTGCTGCTGTTTTGGCTATGTTACTAGTTCCACTTAAAATTATATTATTAGAAGCGTCTGTTTGTAACCGAGCACTTCCTACTAATCCTTGAGAAGAATTGTAGAAGGTATTATAATATTGAGTAGAAGATGCTACAGCATTATCTACGGCAGTGGATACAAAGGCTGTGGTAGCGATACGGGTTGAATCATTACCTGCTGATTGTGTGTTGGTTACTGAATTGTTTCCTAGTGTTGCTACTCCTGTTGTAGACAGAGTTCCTGTAATTTCTGTGTTACTGTTGATTGTGGTTGTGGCTCCAGACATCCATAGTCTTCGAGCGAAAGAACCATTATTGACAGTATAGAAACTTAATTTACCTACTTCTGCACCAGCAGTAGAACTTTCTACCTCTCCTTCTATACGTGCATATTCTTCTTCGGCAGGTGTACCTGCATTATCATTAGCATAAAACCTAATTAAACCTATTAAATCATTAGCTGCTGATGATGCAGAGTTTTTATATAATTTAATACCTGCGGGATATGCATCAGCGTTGGTGTTTTCTAAAACAAGTAAAGGGTGACCTGTATGTGTAGCTGTAGAAGCTGTGGCATTACTTAGTGTTAAGAATCCATTAGCATTGTCCCACCTAAAGGTATTGGTCCCTGTAAGAGCTGAGGCTGCGGTAAAATAAGGAACGTATGTGCTTGCACCAGCTATTGAACCTTTTGCGAATGCGCTGGTATCTACACTAAACGCTGGAAATCCAGTATTACCACTAAAATCTATTTCATCATTACTTGAATCATATGTACCCCCTGTTACATAATAATTAGCATCATCATTATTTACCCATGTTAATTGTCCTCCAGAACCTCTAGCCATAACTTGGCCAGTAGCACCATCGGCTACAGGTAAAGAAATAATATAAGAAGGGTTAGTTCCCATATCTACAGGAGCTCTTAATGAAACATAAGCAGAGCCATTAACTGCTTTTTCATAAAGGTTTACATGACCTTCATTGGTACCTTTTATAGATATAGAGTCTCCAAATTCTTCTAAAGATGGAGATTGTACAACTGTAGAAGAGTCACTTAATGTAGCTGTAATTTTTTGAGTACTAGGGGCATAAGCTAAACCTGTAATGTAAGTATTGCCTCCTGAGAATGCAGACCATGATAATACTCCAGCATCTGTAGAAACTAAAGCATAACCACTTGTAGATGGTGGACCATTGGGTAATGTAAGAACAAAATTACTAGTTATTGCCGCAGGGGCATTGAGTTGTAAATAGTTAGAGCCATTACTAGTAGCTTCATATAGTTGTACACCTCCAGCACTACTACCGCTTAGTTTAATTTGATTACCAAATAAGTTTTGACTATTTCCTGTAATATTAGTTCCATTGGATTGAGCTGCTACATAATGATAACTACCCGGAACATAAGTAAGTGAAGTTATAGAAGAACCACTTGTGGACACTGTTTCTATGCGTCTGGAGCCCACTGCATTATGAGCTAAACTTTTCAATACTTTTGTGTATCTGGCCATAATTAAATAAATGTAAGGTGAAGGGATTTGCTAACGCAGGCTCCCTTCGGGCCTTATCTATTAAAATTAATCAATTAACTTTAATTTATGACGATTTGACCGGCTTCTGGTCTAACGACCTTCAATCCGTATCTCATAGACATGTAGGAACCGACAATTCCAAATCCGGGATTGGCTTCTTCTACGGTTAAACCGCGTCTTTCTACGTAAGCCATTGGCTTAACGGAAAGGTCGAAGATACCATATCTTCCAGCTGGAACCCACGGATTCACAACTACTGCTAATCCATACAATGAACCAACTAAACCACCGGTTGCTAGCATGGAACTGAATGGGTTACCTTCAGTTGTAGGCATAACGTTTCCGCCAGCTGCTACTGCTCCAGTACTTTGTGCTGTGGTGAATGCTGTTACAAAGTCAGCCATCTTCAACATAGTTTCATAATGTGAAGGTGAAATGAATAAGTGTGTTGCATTGTATCCAAGCTTGCTCATTCTACTAATTGCTGCTGCGACATCGCCAAGAGCAAAAGTTCCAGCACCACCTACTGAGGTTGCTGCTGTATAAGATTGACATGCTTGTAAAGTAGCTAATGATTGATTAGCGTATTCATCTAATCTGCCTGCAAAAGTTGCGGCTGTTCCTAAGAAAGCTCCATTTGGTGCCTTTGAGAAATCAGAGATGTTTGCTTCAGTAGAAGCTGCACCGGCAGCTAAGATGTTAGTAAAACCTGCACCTACGTCTACACCAGTTCCTAGTGTAGTGCTACCAATACCGAAAATGACGTTTGTAACGTGTTCGGTCAAGTGTCTGTCGACAGCACGACGTGCTTCGTTAAGAGCCATTTCTACTTCGTTGAATCTTGAATCTTCAATCATTCTTCGGGTTACACCTACTGCAATACCCCACTCTTTAACTGCTACTCTCTCGGAGCGTAGTTTTGTGTGTTGGTATTGAGGAGTTGTTCCTTCTTCTATTTGTTCCATCGTCATAGATGGTTTTGCGAAAGTAATATCAATATTACCGCCTGTATCTGTAGTCATTGGGTCTGCAAAGAATTGCATGACTGGAAGGTCTGTGACCTTGTAGTCGATAATTGCATCTTTATAATCAATGAGTACTCGCTCTCCTGTTCCGCCAGTGTTGGCGTATGAACCTGAGTTCAGACTGGTCAAAAGACCACTAGTTGGACCGGGTTGAACCATATCTTATCTCCTTAAATTATTAGACATCTCCAAAGACCTGCAACGGCAAGTCCACTTCCAGCTTCGTTGGTAACCTTAACAGGAACTGCGACAGGACCGTTTCCTTTTGCTGCTTCTCCTGCGGTTTGTTTGGCCAACTGACCAGATGCTGCTGCACCAATCATCTGTGGGTATCCACCTGTGGTTGGTAAACATTGTACATTGAGTATTACTCCTTTACCTGTGATAACGCTGCACATGTCTCCAGATGCGGCATCGGTAAGAGCAAAACCTATGATATTGATGTTTGCTTGTGTTGCTAGTACGGCAGTCATGTCTGCGGTAGCACTAGATGTTAAGGCTTCACCTGCACTTATATCTTCCCCTGCTAAGAAAGGAAGAATACGAGCTGGTGCTCCTCCGTCGTTTACTAAAATTTCTGTTGCCATATTTAATCACCTTTTAGGTAGTAGTCACGGTTTATTTTAATTTTACCGCCTTCTACTTTCATACCGAACTCTCTTTTGGTTTCTGGTACTTCACCTTCATCAGCTGATTTACCTTTTCCGAAAGAACGTTCGACGTCGTTGCTTGGCTCTGGCATTGCTGCTAGAGCATCGCTAAATCCAGTCAATCTGGATTCATCCCAAGCGGAAAGTTCTTCGACACGAGCATCCTTTTTATCTTCTTCGATTGAACCGAATAAGATTTCCTTGGATATAATTGCTTCTACTGTCTCAACTTTTCTTGCTTCTGCTTCTTTAGTTAATCGCTCTTCTTCTGCTGCTTTGAAAGATTCTAATTCTTTCATTGCTGCTTTGAATTCAGATTCGATTTCTTTTTTAGATGCTTCTGCTTCTTCAAGTTGTGTTCTTAGTGAAGCGAACTCGCGTTCGACAATGCTTTCTGCGTCGGATTTTACAGTTGTTTCTTTTGTCTCTTCTGACATATTTACCTCTGTTTGTTCTGACTTGCATTCACAATTTCCTTCTTGGCCACCACAACCACAGTCGTGGTCGTCTTCCGGTTCTTGTGAATCACATTTCGTTTCTATAGTACATTCTTTACAGACTGGGTCCATCTTTTCATTGTCAATGAAACTTACCTCTGTAGGACGAATATTAGTGGCATAATTGTCACCCATGACATCAATATCGTTTGAAAACCAATCGATACTAACATGTGTCATGTCTCCTTCCTTAACTTTCTCCATTACTTCTTGACCACGGCCATATTTATTAGATACTGTTGCTAGCATCTTAATAGCGGTCTTTCCATTATCCATCTCAAACAGTTCGGGATTAGCAGCCATGCCGATTAAGTCCTCTTCTGTTCTTTGATGGTCAATATAAATTGGTAGTTCAGTAAATTGATGTAAATTATCTTTTAACTGTCCTCCCTCAATATAAACTTTATGTTCCTCTCCATCAACCTCATATTCATGAGGTCCGGAGGTAATAGCGATTACTGGGAATGATACAGAGTCGATTCCCTCATCGCTGGAAAATGTCATATCTTCACCCTCGGCCACTTCTAAAGCGAATGACCTACGAACAGGTTCAGTAGATTTGCCCTCTGCAAATTCCCGCTCTACGCCATTCTCTTGAGCCCACATGCTACACATGCCAGCTGCAATCTCTTCAGGGTTATCAAAACCCCTTTTCTTCAGGTTTGATTTAGTTTGTATCATACATTTTTCAAATGTCATGCTCTATCTCCTGTTGCGTTCGCGGAGGGCTTATTGCCCCTATTTTGTGCTCTAGAGGATTCTTCCCTTTTATCTTGGTTCTTTCCTCCAGATATGTTAGCATTCTTATCACTCTGTTCTCGTTTGATTGGTGAAGCCTTTATATCTTCAGAAGTTTCCATATCTAATTCTGCAACTCCTTCAGGGTCAAGTCCTCTTTCCTCTCTAACTTCGCCGGGTGATAATACACCTTCTGATAGATAAATCATATCAGTCTTGGCTTTAGTGAATGCGTCTTCAACGTTAATTTGCCTAAACTTAAATTTTGCTTCTCCCTTTTCTAATTGAGGCATAAGCTGGGAGTTAAGTGCTCCCTCTACCATAGTTTGTAAATATCTTACGTATGGTTCAAAAATCGGTCGTGCTTTTTCTGGGTCTGTCCACATTGTTCTTGGTGTTTTAAGTGCTACATGTATTTTATCTAAAATATCGTCAGTATACTTACCGTACTCGAAAGCACGTTGTGTACCTTGTAACTCTTTGATTTGTATGTCGTTTCCGTGAATTATATCTTCACCGGGTGCTAGAGTATTAAAAGCGTCGACAATTTCATTAATCTTATCAGGACCATAAGGCATATCAGGTAAACCAGCACTTACGTCAAATCTACTAGATGCATATTTATTTAATGCTGCCCCTATATCTCTTTCTGCATAATCCTTTAAATCAACTAAATATAAAATTGGGTGTATGTCAGATAAACCATATGCATAATCATCAAATTGATTATTTTTTAATTCTATTATTTCAGACTCTTCGAACCTAACATTCTCATCGTCGTCTCCTACTTTTTGATAGTAGTATTCTATCTGACCGTGCTCATTCCTTTTTACATACATGTTTTGACTAGACCTTAAAACTAAATTGTCTCCAGTCCATTCTAAATAACCTGTACCAAAAATTCTTGCATTTCTTAACCAACCATACAATATATGTTCTATATTTATATCGCGGAACATTTCTTCTAACTCTTCCCTAACTCCATCGTCTGTTGTAACAATATCAAAATTGTCTTTAACAGCGTACAAGCACGGTAAGTCAATTAAACTTCTAACAATAGGGTCTGACAAATAAACATTCATATAAGTTCTATTTTGACCTATATGTGGTTCGTAGTTCTTATCTTTATTAAGACTAAAACCTCTATTGATTTTTAGACGTTTAATTACTCCTTCCCCGTAACTTCTAGGGTCGTCTTTTTTATATGACGGATTTCCACCAACTCTGGCGAAAGTACGTCTAACTCTATCTATAAACGACATGGCTATTTAATATTAACTGTGATGAGTATATAAAGCTTTTCTCATAAACCCCTTAAAGGTTGCTTATTTAGTGTAACTTTTCGTTGTCGCGTAGTAAAAAGTTTTTGAGAACTATGATTTCCTCCACTATAACTTTGTTTATTAATAGGAGATGATATAATACTCTGTCCAAAGTTCCCAGACATAGGTAACATACTTAATGTAGCATGTAACGCCATAGCTGAACTATCACAATAATCGTCATGTTTACCTGATGGAGCAGAAATCTTTTCAGTTTTGTTAGCAGCATCCATAGTAAATTCTAAATCTATATGTTCTCTAGTCCATTTATGTATTAACTTAGCCATATCAGGTTCTAAATTTTCTGGATTTGGTACTTTAACTCGTCCTTGTTGTATATATGATTGAAAATCTCTATACATTTGTGTTTTAGTTCCTTTTGGTCCTCCTGTAAATACAAAAGGTACAAAGTGTACATTTGAATCTAAACACGCCATCCGTAAATCATGTTCAACCGCACCCCCAATACCAGTGCAATCAACAATGAGCCGACTAGCACCCAGCTTATTGGTAACGTCCATGATACGTCTACGTTGGTATGGAATATCATGTCCACCAGTTCTGGCGTTGATTTCTTCAACGTATATAAGTCTAGCAATATTTTCTGTATCAGACTTTTCAAGGGACCATGCACTAATAACAGTAGAGTTAACAGATTTGCCAATGTCAACACCAACAGTAATATTGCCTCCTCCCTGCTCTCCATCCCCATCAAGTCTAGTAATTTGGTAATCATCGTAACACGCCTTAATTTTTTCTGGATTAAATACACTCGATACAGACTCTACAAACTCACACTCATATTCTGTCCTCCAGTAGATAGAATCTTCTCCCCATTCAGTCATCTTATCTAACATTTCTTCATCAGTATAGGGAGCAGAATAAGCATCCCCTTTCTTTACGGCGTCTCTCCATGTATAATGTAATCTCTTAAACGTATCTGCATAGCCATCATCGTATAAATATCTATACATATGATTATCTTTAGATTTTGGTGTACCGAGATTAATAAAAGGAGCTTTATTCGCTACAATAGCAGGCTCTACATTATCAATGAATAATCTATCGTCGATGAGTGGAGACTCATCAACTACTAGGAATGTAGGGTGTTGTCCTCGAATAGCTTGACCTTGGTTACTAGGCGCTAATGGAGCCCTACGCATTATGGTGCCCCCCTTAAGTGTTATGTTGGGCTTATTGTGAAATCTATAATTAGCTACTAAGCCATTTAGAAAAGTATTATCAGCAAAATGTCTATAAACGTAATTAAAGATTAATGCAGCTTGGTCTTCTGTAGGAGCCAGTATAAATACTAAATCTCTAAATCTATTAAAAAACATATATATAGTTACCGCTACAGACAAAGCGAATGATTTCCCACTGCCTCGTGGAGCTAAGATTGCTAATTTAGTTTGTTTATCATCTGTTCTTGTCATTAAACATTCTAAAACTATATCTTCTTGTAATGGTCTTAGGAGTAATGGTCTTTGTTTACCATCTATTAGGTAAGTGGAACAAAAGGCACGTATTAATTTACGCATCTTATCTTTATCGTTTCTACAATTTTGGAATATATCTTCTAGACTTCTTGAATCTATACCGCCTTTACCTGTCAGTAGTCCCTTCAGACTTGGTTTTGTTGTCGTCATCCGATAATTCTCCTAAGAAAGAAGCAAATGCTTCAGTGTTTTTCTCTACAGTTGTTGGCACTTCAATATTTAACGCTCGGAATTCCGTATGTATGTCTTTAACGATTGTATTTCTTTGGCGCAAGAGCTCTGTTCTAGCGTTAACATCCCGAATACATATAAGAATTTCCTCCCAAAGTATATCTTCAAGAGCAAGATTGCGCGCCAGAAGGCGGACAAGCTCTTTATGACGTTCATATTCAGCTTCTCCAACCCTCTGCCTTAATCTTTGCTCGTATTCCTCTACGTTCAAAGCTCTTTCCCTTCATCGAGGGCTGCTTTGACTTTAGATTTTACAAGGCTTGCTAGCTCGTCATCTTTCTCGTCCCAAGCTGTAATTAGTACATTTCGGACTAAAGAATCTTTGACGTGCTTTTGCGCTTGTTCGTCTAGCTTTTCAAAAGCTTTCATCTGGGCTTTTGTTAGATTTTTATCTAGCATGTCCATTAACTCAGCTTCATTGTTCTTAATATATTTAAAAACTAATTCTTTGACTGCTGGTACAGTATAAGCGATATAACCACCCATACCTAGTACAACAGCACAAAGTGCCATTAGTAATGGTTCATCCATTATTGTTTCTAACATTCCAGACTCTTTTACAGTGTCGATGATTGCAGTAACGTTACCGTCATCTGAGGTTTCGTTAGTTGCTGTCTCATTTCCAGCTGTTTCATTGTTTGTATTATTCATATGTTGATATCTCCATATTTGGGGGCTCTCACAAAGACACTTGCGATAAGAATCCTGTGATGCCATGGCCCTACAGCGAGAGCCTATACATAGTAGGACAGCCTACTATATAAAGATTACTCAGTTTATAATGTATTACGTTTTGAGCCCGGTGCAAAATTTCCTTTGTCACCAATAAAATCTGCATTAGGAGTAGACATTACGTCTGAACCATCCATATAGATAGGTTTACCTTCTGCGGCTTCTGGCTTTTGTACATCTTTGAATGATGTAGTGGGCTTTTTGTAATTCATCTCATCGATTTGAGCTTTGTCTGGTTTTTCGAAGTATAGCTTCATATCTGGGTTATTCCCGTGGAAATGTTCCCCTTTTGTTATTTTTTCTACCATGCTTATTCTTCCTCGCTGCAACAGCAGCCGTGTTCTTCTACGCTGCACAAGCAGCTCTCTATGTCGAGTGCTTCTACTAAAAAAGCTAGAAGTTCATGTATACCTTCTAGCTGTTCTAGCACTCTTTCTCCTTCAAAGTCGTTCATTTTTTGTTCTCCATCTTATGTTCTTGTTCTTGTGCTTTAGATTCAATCATTTGGTCTTGTTTCTGAGCAGCATCGTTATAATCGATAACAGCTTGTGCTTTTATCTTATAGAACGCAGTCTTCTCAGCTTGTTCTTGTTTCCAAACATCTAAAGCATCTTTGATAATTAGAAGGGCTGGCCCACCTAATATAGCTATCAAAGTTGTATATGCTTCAATGTTTTCAAGGACGGCTGAATTGTTAAGTCCTGTGTGTATAACAAATCCAGCAAACCCAACCCAAAGTAAAACTAAAGGTACAGCAATCATAAACATAAAAATATCGTTAAATGTTACACCTTCTCCTTTTTCTTTACTCATCTTTATTTTCTCCTGTCTTTCTTTTTTTAAAGGTACTAGTTTTGGTTTTACTTGTCTTAATGCTTGGCGCGCAAATTTGACAAGTACCGCGAAAGCAATAACAACTGCTATGCTCGCCATTACCACTGCTAGTATCTCTAACACTCCTATCCATTCTATCACTCCTCCTCATCCCCATATGATTCTTCAAATGTATTCTTTTTTATCATTGCTTTTACATCATCCAATTCCGAGATTATTTTTCCTAACATATTCGTTAAAACTAGCATTTCGCTAGCCTTCATTCCTCCTCCAGTCTAAATGCTTCATCCTCATCACTGTAGTACGGGTAATTTGTAATGCTTGTAACCCATTCATATTCTCCCGTATTATTCCAATCAGCTAAGAAACTTGCATAAAAATAATAAACGCCGTCCGTATAATTATCGAACGTTTCTTCATATGGTTCTGCTCCTGAGTTTAACCAATGAATATCTTCAACCCACCCTGACACATTAAAGAATGTTTCTCCATATACAAAGGTGTCATACATCAAGGTCGTTTCGTTTCCCTCTTCGTCAAGGAAAAAGTGACCCACGTCATAATACACCAACACAGGTAGAGGCTCGTCAGGGTCATCACAATTAGTGTCCATATCGACATATATATCTAAAGTATTATCTTCCCTCGAGTAGTTACCATACTGTAGCCCATTCCATAGAACTAACTGTGTATGGTTACAGTGGTTCTCTTCGTTTTCATAGTCGCAAGAACCATCATCTTCTGTGGCTCTATCATTGTAATTGTTAGCCTCAATGTCCATACATCCATAAACGGTTTCATTAGTTTGAGTCTCATTACCTGTACCGTTCTGATTTAAGTATTGACATCTACCATTATCGTGGGTAGCTTGATTATCGTAATTAGTAGCTGATGAATCCATACAACCATATTTTACAGGAGGAGGAAAAGCACAACTGCCGTTATCAAAATCTGCATCCGGTTTGTAATTTATAGCAGTTGGGTCCATGCATCCACCCTTTAACATGGGTTCATCTTCTTCTCCTCCAAAAATATCTTGTAGCATACCTATATCACCAGTACCACTACCAAAAAACGCGAGAATTAAAACCGTGAGTATAGAACCTATCTTTTGTCCTACTTTAGTATCGCCTGCTTTGTCAGCTGCTTTACCTAAGGTTTCAAATATTCCTTCTTCATCATCAGGTTTTTTAGAGCCACCTATTCCTAAAATCTCTCGTTCTTCATCAGAGATTACAGAAATGGCTCCGTAATCATCGCGCGCCATGTATTTATTTACATGACGCTGGTATTTAAAGATTGCCCTTAATCGAAGTCAGGAAATTGTGATTGTGAGTCTACATCTAAGTCTTTCTTCAAAGACGAATCTATATCTGAATAGTTTTCCTTTTTACGCTTTTTATACTTAGGTTCCCATTTAGGTATTTCTGCATCACATGGTCCACCTTGTGACTTGTGAAATGAACACCACTTACATAAGTTTTGAGGCTTTTGTTCATATCTATCTTCATACTCTTCTCGTTCCTTTATACAGTCGTGTACCATTTTAATAAGGTCTTTAGCCTCATCAAGTTCAGATTGACCAACCTTTACAAAAAAGGTATCATCAAACCGTAAATAATTAACACCTACAAAGTTAGGCATCTCTCCCATCTCTAATGTATATAAGAAAGCATATATAATAAGTTGACGATAGTATTCTTCTGGGAGGTATGGTCCATATCTTTTAGAAGTCTTGTAATCTAATAAAGTAGTTCCACCATCGAAATCATTACATACTACATCAATAACTCCAACTATAGCATACTCTTTAGACTTAACCCATTTCTCAGCATACTTTGGTGCCACTGCATTCCAAGCTTGTTGTTTGTTTTTGTATATCTTCCAGTCTACCATCTCGCCTAGTTTTTTATCTACCGACTCTACGAAGTTCTGTAGTAGTGCTTCTGTCTCTTTGTACATCGCATCCATCTCTGCATCAGTGTGTACTTCCCACAACCATTTGTGTTTAGCTATCTTTTCTTCCCATCCATCTTCGAACTGGCGTTGTACCCATAATTTTGGGACTCCTTTTTCCCACTGGGGTAAAGTTTTAAACTGTTTCTTAAACAAGTCTTCTAATATCTGGTGTACCAACGTACCACGGAATAGATGTATAGTCTTTTTCTGAGGTAGCTTAGCTATGTAGTTGTAATAGAATTCACGGGGACACTTCAAATAGGTATTTATCTTAGAAGGACTTAGCCGCATGTGGCTTGCTGTCCATGTCTTTTCACTCATTATCACACAGCTCCTTATTACGAGCAATAGGCTCTATTTCGTCTCCGGGGTCAGAAACGAACACCTTAACTTTGACATCTTTCTCTAGCTCTAAGCTCCATGGAGGCACGTACCCTGTATCGCAATCACAGTTATGCCACCCATGTTCACAAGTACAGCTAGTCCATACAGTGGTATTGCTGCCGCCTTGCTCCCGCGCGATTTTGAGTAGAACTAAATATCCTATGAGGTCATCAAGTGTATCCTCTGTCTTGTCGTCAAGTCCCACGTTTTTGATACGTGAAAGCTTGTCATCGATTCGTGCACAGATAGCCTGTGCATTATCGAGCTTACTAAAAATATTATCAGGCTCTAATGCTGAATCACCATACGCTTTGTTCTTGCGTATTAGCAAATCCCTGATTTCATTACATGTCCATCTTATGGAGTTTTGCGTACTTTTTGTCATACAATTATATTTTAACATTGGTTAGTATATAAGGCTTTCTGTCCTTGAACTGAGAAGTGCTTAATAGAGCTTAATATTGTTGTTAATAGAGATACCTACTATATCTATATTAAGATATATAGAGAAGGTTCAAAATTTCACTCGATTTGTTTAAAGGGGTAGTGCAGAGAATGTATGTGATGCGGACTATTTTTTAGACGGGGGGCGGGTTGTATTTTGAGGCTATCTAAAATGGAGCTAAGCACGGATTGACTTAAAATCTTTATAAAGGGTATCGACCATTAAGGTATATGTCAGAAAACAATATGACTGAGAGCGAGCTTATCCAATTAGGATATGAAGAATCCTCTATAGAGGATGACCACACTATATGGTGTGAATCATGTGCCACTTCGGGAATGTGGACTGAGGCACACCGTGAGGTTTTCGGTGCTGAGTTATGCACCGAGTGTTTTTATGAAGTCACCGACGGGATGAAATAAATATGAATCAACAAGATAAATATTTCGTGTATCGATTAGCCCAACAAGAAGAAAAATCTTCTTATCACTTTGTAGATGTTGACTTCAATAGTGATGTGACTAAAGAAGCTGTATACTATGGTATCACTTCAGACCCTCAAATGAGGCTATCTAAGCACCGACCTAAAAAGGGTCAAGATATCAGCTTAATAGTTATGGCTGAATTCGAGAACGTATACGAGGGCTTAGCTCATGAAGCTAAGTTAGTTTGGGACCATGTCAAGAAATACGGTGAGGCACCAAAGTTTCAAGGCATGGCCGGAGTAGGAAACAAAGGATACAAATACGGAGGTAACAAATAATTGGGGATAGGGCAAGGCTCCGGCCTTGTCCATCTAAACCAAAAATTTGGTAGGTAAAAAATATGAAAAGAATAGGAAATTATCTAAGAAAAGCAAGAGAGGCCGAACCACTAAGTTG